AACGGCATACCGTAAGTTGGATTTGGCTCGCCGCTTGGCAACGTAGGAGCCATATCAACTATAGTGTCAACAAAACGATCTCTCTCAATTTCTTGCGGTTTGGATAACTCGAAATATAGGTTTCGCGCTTGTTCCATGCCGTCGTAGGTCAGAGGAAATGAAGATTGAAATGTATCAGCAAATACTTCGCCGCCAGGAAGTTGTTTGATCGCATCAAACGCGCTTGTGATGGCCATAGAAGCCGTGTCCATTTCTAGCTTTCTCTCTGCCGTAGAAGCGTCGTATGTAGCTTTTTCAATACCGTAAATATCTTCTAGCCTCTTGAGGTTTCGTTTGTCGAGATCTGTCAATTCACCGGTCCGCTTTGCACTAGCTAATATTTCTTGCTCTTGCGCCGCAGAGGTCGCTATTTGTTGATCGGTCAATTGCCTTTGTTGTAATCGGTCAGCATCAGCTTGTGCTCGCAACTCTGCCTCTCTATCACGTTGTTGGAATATGTCGACCAGACCCGCGGCTCGAATTGGATCTATAGCTCTAACTGCGTTAATTGTGCGTGCTCGACCTTCCGGCGTATCTTCAAAATTAGCAAAAGCCTGTTCCATCATTTCGCTATCAGTTTGCAAAGGCATACCAAAAGACATACCGGCCTGTCGCACAGCTTCGACTGTGCTTGGAACTCCGCCGGCAATCTCGCTAATCAGATTTAAGCCAACAGGAAGCCCCCTGTCACGCAAAGGTCGCGCCGCAAGCTCTCGCTCGGATGCTTGTCGTAAGGCTTTTTGATCTTCGGTTTCGATGATATCCGTGACACCGCTTCGTAACCTTTCTAATAAACTTGTCATGTTAGAGCCTCTTTAATTCGGATAACGATTTATGTAGTTATCAAAAAGATTTTGGAAAAAATTACCATCGGACGAATTACCGGCGCCCGCTTGTGCGGCTGCAACATTACCCGCTGCACGCTGTTGTTCCGCTAAGAGCTTAAAAATACCTTCCATCGTCTGATTTCTGATATTTGTTGCTGCACCTCGATTGCCTAAATCGTAATCTAGGAACATCTTAGCGAGCTCTGTGCCGTAACCGGCTCGTTGTCGACCCGCTACGGTCGCAATATCAGCCAAATTAATTGATGGCTGTGTTGCTGCAAGTAGCGCCTCAGTTGGTCTATAAGAATCGTCCAAGAACTGCGAGGCCAATCGACCACCAAGATCTTTTTCGAGCACTTGCTGACGTAGGGCTTGCAATCGATTATCAGAAATACGTTGTGCATCTTGACGCGCAAGTCCCATTGCACTGATGGCATCAGCACTTCTTTGTTCTTCAATTGCTTTGGAAAGCGCAAGTTGCTCTGGCGTACCGCCGTAAGCTGATGTCTGTAATCCTTGACGGCCTTGACCAATTAACTGATTTGTCAGCGCTGTTTGTGCGCGGCCTTGCTCGGGAGCGCGTAGCGCTTGCAATCGATCAAACATCGTTTGCTCTGTCTTGGCTAAATTTTCCTGTTTAAATGGATCGTTAAGAAGATTTATCAATGCAGCTTGATCGCTACGCATATTCTGTGTGACTTCACCGGTCACTGGATCAGTCTGATTGCCTAGAACCGCGTTCAACAGATCCATTCCGCCAGTTCGCAAAGACTTTTCGACCGCTTGTTGCTCCGGCGATAAACTAAATGTTGTTCCGCCTGTTGCTGTTGTAGAAACGGATCCTGGCGCAGCACTTACAGCAAATGGCTTAAAGGACGAAGCAGAGGAAACCTCTGGATAGATATCTTCTCTAATCATCTTTTTCGCATCGTCAGCCATATTTTCGTATGACTGTACCGCTGCGTTTTGATTTGCTATTTGTCCGGCCGCACCAACAAGCGTGCCGTAATCTTGCAAGAAGTCTTTACCTGCACGGACGCCTCCCGATATTAAATTACCTAACTCTTCTAACGTCATCAGTAAGTTCCCCCATCGATTGTGGCAACACTAAAAGTGCCTGATACCGTCAGATCAGCCATTGTCGTCGCGCCTGTGAAATTTGGCGATGCGCTGTCTGCTTTCGAATTGACCGCAGTTTGAATATTTGTCATTTCAACGCCTATGGCCGTCGCTTTGACAATTTTGTTTGGATTACCTGACGGGAGCGAGTCGAACGAGGACCACGCGTAGCTAGGGGTATAAGAGCTCATCAGTTAATTCTCCCGATTGTGCTTTGTATGTTTAATTCTTGAAACGCGATTTCCGTTCCGTTAATAGTTGTTGTCACGCCGATTTGTACAACAGAACCGCTACCGCCCGTATTCACTTTTTGTGTGTTTATTAATGACGCACCACTTGAATATTCCGCTGCTGTATTAAATTCACTAATGTTGTATTGCGCCGCAACAAAATTAGGCAAGGCATAAACACCAACTCTATAATCACCTTTGTAATCATAGGCCCAATTCAATGTGACGTTTGAATTTTCTCCACTAAAAGTCGTTACGTTGACTTTCTTTAGAAATTTGAGTCGTGATGAGTCGCCAAATGAAAGCGGGTGTGAAAAATACTGCAAACCATAACTACCAGTGTCGTCTGTATAGGAATCGTATTTTGCTAATCCCGTTGCAACACCGATATAAAGCTCATCAGCATCAGTAATTGTAAAGGATAATGGTTGCATACCGGTCCAAGTAGTAGTGCGGTAACTGCCATTTTCCAACGGATATCGCGTATCAAAACAATACACAACACCCACAGTCGGGAAATTGACTAAGAGAAACGCATTATTTGGATCGTAGACTGTTTTTATGTCGCCAGTTTCAGCTTGTACGCGAGATTTTATTTCGGAATTTACATTACGAGAAACATCACCAATTGGCGCTGACTTTTCTTGAATTGTACGAGACAAAGATCGAACACCTGAAAAGTCTAAAAACATTAGATCTTTACCAGTTGTCGCGATTGCGTCACGGCCAACGCATCCTATATTAAGGATGGTGTCAGTAAGCGTCATTGTCGCCGGATCGCTTGCTCCGTTATAAACAACAATAGATCTCTTGCCAAAGATGATTAAAAAGTTGTTATGTGCAGCTAACGCCGTTATTTCATCGAAACCATTAGGCCACACAGTTGTGAGATCCAAACTACCGCTCGATCCGCCTGTCCATATCAGGCCATTAAGAGAATCAGTCCAGTAAATTGTTTGCTTGTTACCAGTAACGTCAGCAACCCACAATCGACCAAAAGCAGCTAAACAAATATTGCCTTCAATTGGAGTTCCGGCAACAGCGGGATGCGCTGCTATAGTGGTGAGATTTGTCGTGCTTGGATCGTAGACTAACGGCGCATGGTCACGTTGAAATAGATAAAATTTATTAGCAAGTGAAGCCATTTGCCAATTGTTAGCCGTGATAGTTGCTCCACCAGTTTTATCAACTAGCGTGCTCGTTCCGTTAAAAATTTTGTTATTACCCGCAGAAAAAACGATTTTCGTTCCGTCTGTTTGCACGAACTCCCCTACAGACTCAATACCGGCACTAGAACCAAGCACAGTCGGACCATTGCTTGATACCATGGTGTAACCTTTGCGTGACGCAATACGACCTTCCTTATCAATAATGCAATTGTCGGCGATGGCTGCAAAACTAGGATTTTGCAGCAAAGGCGCATCTTGCGTGTTAATACCCGCAAATCCTGGAGCGCTAATAGTTATGTTTTGTAAAGGTTGAGCCATCGTTAGCAAGCCTGAAAAGTCATTTCATCGGGATATTTATTCGCGTCAATTGCAATAGCGTCTGACAATGCAATATTCGCCATACCAAACTGTTCTTGTGCGCTCTGTCCGCCTGTCTCGCCTCGCTCTCTAAGCGCCATGCCATAAGCAAGCTGCAGCACCGGATTACTCGGACACTTTAGCGCTGTTGCGTCAGCGGTGAGGTCCGCTTGCGGCGTGACAAGATCAAAACGTAATGCGTAAACGCCATCAGGCTTCGGATAAACATCAACTTGTATGTCGCCGTTCGCATCTGTTGAATTAAATGTAAAATAATTGGGCGTGCCACTTGCCGGAGTTCCATTATAAAATTGCGTATTAAAATACGTTTTTGTACGTTGTCTAAGAAACAAGTTTGAAGTGTCATTCATTGCGTCTTTTAATATTGAATCTTGACCCGCACCGGTCAGCGCATAAGTGTAAGTTCCGCTTACAGTGTTTAATGTCACAGTGTTACGGAGAGCGGACCATTCCCATGATTTCTCGACCGTCTTTTTAGCATCGTTGACAAGATCACCGATCAATCTCGAATAATCAGTTTCCGTTGCTGTTGCGACTGTGTTTTCGCGTAACCGTCGCAAAACGCCATTAATAAGCTCAAGATAAGTCATAACGGCCTCTCGTTAGCATTGAATTTCGTGGGAGCACATTGTCGAACAGAGTTCTTGCAGGGCTATCTATGCGCCCTATCTCTGTCTTGAATAGCGTGCTTGATATTGGTGTTGAATCAGGAATTTTGACAACATTCCGCGGGGCAACAGCAAACATCGGTCTAGGCAACTGTGCTGTCGGTTGGTCAATCTCAGGCAGCGGATTAAGGCCGCCAATATCGACGATAGGAACACATTGATCTAGGTTTGCATCGTAGCGAAATCCAGTAGGGCATAAATTAGTGTTTTCGTTGCCGCCAGTATCATTATTACCAGAATTATTTTGGTCAGTTATCTTGTCGTCGTCTTTCTTTTTGTCGTTTTGATTCTGATTGTTTTGATTACCTTGATTGCCCTGATTTCCGACATTGCCGCCTGACGGACCACTTGGACCGGTTGGACCGGTTGGACCGGTTGGACCGGTTCCTTGCGACGGACCTATGCCGCCATCTGCGCCGCCAAACGCTCCAGGACCGCCATCGATAGGCACACCACTATTAATGAGTATTTGTGCAGCGTTTTTATCACCTTCATTAGCCGAGTTGATTAATATGGCTCGCACAAATTCGAAAGGATATTTGCCGCCTTCATCGGTTGGAAAATCAGTGATTAAATCGTCAATTTTCCGATCTTTGTAGGTTTCGTAAATTTCGGGCGGTGTCAGTTGGTCAAGCGTTTTTGGCCCCATATTCTCAAGGCCGCTTGTGTCAATACCGCTGAGATCGACGCTTGGTTCGAGAATATCTAATTCTGGTGTTAATTCCGTAAAATTGTAAGGTGTGTTATTTGCTAATACGCTAAGTAATTCTGTTTTTTCGTCCGAGTCATCGAGGGCTTGCACCTTCCTGACGGCCTCTTCAAACGTAGGCCCAACTGTCTCTAAAAACCCTTCGTTATCCGCATCGCCATAGAGATCGCCTTGAGCCATATTTAAGGCATTACTAACCTCTAAAGCAGCCTGTTGTTCCGGTGTTAAAGGCGGCAAATCAGAGCCACCACCACCGAAAAATTTCCCAAAAAGACGATCCATAAGATCGTTACCGAGAAATTTGCCGACCGCTTTTATACCGGCTTGTAGAGCTGACGCTGTTACTGGATCAAGTGCCATTAATTATTTCCTGTTATTCGTGCTTGAGCCCGAAAACCAAAATGCGGCCATCGTGCCTAATATTCCTGATAATTGACCGAGCACCAACGAGATAATAGTCTCGTCGTTGGCATCATGTGGCATTAGCGTTACTGTCATCACATAAGCCCCGTAAAGTATGAGCGCCAAAACGCCAAACACTTTTGGAGTCCAATCGTCTTTAAAAGTCTCCCTCGCGTGCTTCCGGTCGTCGACCTCTGTTTTGTAACTTTCGAGCTCAATATTCATTACCTTTACTTGTTGCTCCACATCGCTGATTAATGCCGCTTTTTCTGGATTACGCTCTATTTCATCCTCGATCTGTTCCGGCGTGCTATTTTCAGGCATCCCAAGTTTACGAGTTGCCATTTTTAACACTGTGCCGGCTACAGGATTCGATGACGCTACGACGTCAACTAACTTCGGGGCTAACGCTTTTAATATGCCCTTCACTGGAGCGCCAACCACACTTGTATAATTAGACGTAGATCAGCCATCGCTTTTGCTTACGCTCGAGGCGTTTTCCTCCTCTTCGGCAGAAACTATGGAATCAATTTGGTCGCATACGTCGCTCACGACCACCCCAGTAGTTGCCGATAATGCGCTTCGACCGACAGCACGAACGCCCTTGTAGATTTGGCTGCAATAAATGGATTCCGCTTCCATTACACCTTCAACAGTCGTACAACTAGCAAGCATCATCGTTAAACAAATCGCGGCATATCTCATGCAATATCCTCTATGTGTGTGGCTTCATTCGTTCAGCGTACAATTTCATGTCGTGATCGCTAATTGCATCGCCGGCTTTCCAATCAGCCAACATAAAATCACGTTCACAATCAACGTAATCATTTCCATCATTACCTAAATACAGCGATTGTTGATTTGCGTCTGGGCAAAACAAAAACCGCGGTATTCGTGTCACGATGTCAGAGCCACTTATTACGGACAAATGGCCCGCTAAATGGTCCATTTTGTAACGCGTTTTCCTTTTCAACATCGTGTTTGGCTTTCCAAACGTCACTAAATTGATGTTGCCAAAACCGTTTTCTTTCGTTGCCAATTTCAAGGCTGATAATTCGGCCATTCCGCCGCCTAAACTGTGGCCTGTTATCAATAACTTTTTGCCAGGATCCAAGTGTTGCTTGCACTTACGCCATATGGCCATGTGTGCCGCCGCAAAGCCGCCGTGGACCCATCTCTTGCAAACTCTTACAGGTATGGCGCTTAAATTGAAAAGCCAATCACGGGCGCTTTCAGTGCCTCTATGGACCAACACATCCATACCTAATTCTTCATCGTGCAAAAAGAAAGCGGTTGAGCTCGCCAACTTATTTTCTATCTTTAAAGCACCGGCAATTTCGTCGTTGTAAGCCTCAAGCGAATATTTAGTCGCTGCTCTTAAAATTGCCGTTGTGGGCATCCTTCCCGTATTATCTTTTTCCATCAATAAATATCCTATTTATCATTAATTTAGTGCTGTTTATATTACTCTCACTCAGCCGAAAAACCAAAAATCAAAAATAATATCCCCGCTGTTATAAACAATCCGCCAACCAAAATACTCAATACTAAACTCAGATCTTTGATAAATAATTCATCTTGCTTATTTTTATCCGCTCTCTCTTTCGCTTTTATTGCTCGCTTTTTTTCGATCTTAGCTGCTTCAGCCTTGATTTTTATCCAACGGTGAGTAGCACCCTTTCGCATATAATGGTCACGGATTTTTTCCATCATCCGCTCGATCCGTTCTTCTTGCTGATCTATCGTTATAGCTTCTTCAAGAGCCGAACCCACCAATAAATCTTCGTTGCCGGCTTTTTTTGCGTTCGCGATATGTTGCTCGACTTGCTTTTTTGCTGTAAAAAACTTGCCGACCTCGGAAGCCATATCCTCAACATCTTTCTTTTTAGCAATCGCTCCTTGCACAAGCACGAAGGCAGAATCAAGAGCTTTGATTGCAAGCATGGCCTCCCCGATCATGGCTCGATCCTTTTACACATGGCGCTAATGTTTGTATTTACTGAGTTAAGAATTATTCTCTGAGCAAATCGTTCACAACTACTTTTTTGCTCGAAACACAAGGCGCCATCATCACAATTTGTAATGGCAGATATTCCTCCTATGACGATCACGAGCAAAAAAATGTTCATTGTGCATTTACTCTGAACCTGAATATTTTTCGTTTAACGACCATTCATTGCCATCAAACAAATATTTACCACCAACCCAATCATCAGGTATATCGCTCACGTTTTCATGCACTGTTGAATTTTGTGCATTTAAATCCGCAATGTTCAAATCTCCTGCTGACCTATTTCGCAACTCTAAATATGACCTACCGTTAATATCATTAGCTTCTGTAATTGTTACCTCATCAGCCAATAGATAAACACTCATATTATTTTCATTGCGTGTAATTGTTTTCATCCGTTTAACCTGTCAATTTCAGTCTGTACTGCCGCAATAAACGTGTCGGAAAAAGTATTCATTTGTACATATCTGTTTTTATCTATAGTAAGAATACTGACAGATGGGTCTACCCATTCAGAGTTTGCGGTAAAACTTGAACCATCGTACTTGTACTTGCGATCTGTGTAATCGTCAGGCAACGTAAGATTTTCATACACAGTAGCGTTGCTCGAATTAAACTCTTGGTAAACTCTTGTTTCCTCTCCAACCTGAATTGAAATAGCATCATCAGAAGGCGTAATAGTTACTTCATCAGCAAAAGAGAGGAGACTTACATTGTCTGAATTTCTAACAATTATTTTCATTAACTTACACCTTTTAGAATCATAGCTGTTGTCGAAAATGCTTTACCAATATTGATAGCCGGACTTGTTGATGTAGTGCTTATAGTCCCATCACTTTGTAAGTACATATCACTGTCTATTGTCAAACCAGTTAAATTTGTTGGTACACCACCTTTTAAAGTAACCGTACCTGTGGCTCCGTTTGCAATCGCCTCATTCGTAATCCCAATAAATGTATCGTTATTTGTCGTTGAATGAGCGAGACGAAAAGTGAAAGATTGTTGATATTGGTCATTGGTGCTTTTTGTAACATGACCAACATATTTTGATGCGGAATCATACCAAGAAAGACCATTACTACCGTGACATATAAAATAATCAGCAGAACTTACAGCAGTCTGATAAGTTCCTGTAAGAGTATTTGTTGATTGATCGTAACTAGCTTTGTAAATTGATATTTGATTGGGAGTATGTGTAAGGAGCGAATAAACGTAACAATCTTCCGTTGAGTCGTAGACCATAGAAATCGAGCCTTCTGATCTAGGGCGCACGTTAAATATTTGGCTGAATGTACCATCCTGACTCAATGTTGTAGTTGCAATATTGTAAATAATTCCGTAGTCATAATAATTTCCGCTATTATTATCAACTGCCATGCACAATAATTGATTATTTGTGCTGTCATAGGCTACAGCAGAATATTGTTCAATATTTGATGTTGGGTTGTACCAGTTATTTCCATGATCTGTCATGGTGCTGCCACTTAAAGTAAAACATTTTGTAAGCAGCTTTCTATTACTACCATCATGGAAAATCACGTTCCACCACAATCTTCCATTATTATCCCTAACAGATTCACAAGGATCAGAACTACTCTGATAGTACGCATAAAAATAATTCTGCGTTACTTGAGAGTAAGTACTTGAGCTTGTTGTTTTATATGCGGCTATTGCTGAATAATTATTCCAAGCGCTACCGCCATCTTTCCACCATGTCCAATGGCAATCAGAATGGTCATCATATCCAACAGAAATACTATTAGGACTACCGTAATATATGCCACCAAGCCCAGAGTTTATGCTTATACCTGTTGAAGTACCGCTACCACTCAATGTGCCAATAGCAAAATAAGTGTAATTACTATCTGCATAAGCAAAAAATAATTCATCTTTGTTTGGATCATAAGATAAATCAAAATAATTTCCATTATGCGTAAAAGATGCAACCGTTGAGTTAAATGTGATAGCACCAGTTGAAGTATTAATTACTCCTGTTGTCACATAAATAGAGCTATAATTACTTGTTGCAATAAAAACACGATTGTTAGCTTCATCATGGGTTACTGCAAATTGGCTAGTATAAGTTGGCGATGACATAGTATTAACAGGTGTTGTTGTTGAAGCACCGACATTAGTTTCTGCAATCGGTTCAACTGTACCGTCAGACCGCAAACCAACCGTTTGACCATTAGCCAAAGTCCCTGTAGCCGTAAATGTAGCCTCTTTAGCTCCACCACCACCGCTAGGCAATAATTCACTTAGGTTGCTCATGCCAACTCCTTAATATTCATAATTGATGAGCTAACAGCTTGACCAACAAAAACCGCTGAAGTCGGATTTGCAGTAGTCACAGTACCATCTGTTTGTAGATAATATTTAGAATTGACAGTCAATCCAGTTTGGTTTGTGCTTATACCGCCAATCATATTTACTTTTCCAGATTGTCCATTAGATATTGCGGCATCGGTAAATCCTATAAACTTACCATTTGTAAATACATCAGTAGCCTCTATAAAATCAGCACTAAAACCAACTGATCCAGGTTCGTAATTTATGTACGTTGGAAGGCATCTACCTGTGGTTGGATCAAAAGTAATATCTACATAATATCTAGTATTACTATAAGCACTTGCAGGAGCAATAGTTACCTCAGTGCCTTGACCGATAGTGTTAGACGCCGGAATAATTTTTACAACACAAGCTCTAAGATCATAATTGTTATCATTTCTTTGCCATACAACTATTATTCGTTTATTAATTGAATCATAGGTTGCTGCAAATTGTGAGCTACCATACTGAGTCGCAGTATAAAATGTGTAAGCTGTTCCTAGAGAAACACTTGAGCCGCCACTAGATATTTGCAAAACTCTTACTTTTAATGTGTCTTGTCCTTGAGTCGCAGCATCGTTGTAAACAACCAAATGTCGCTGTGCATTAGCATCGTAGGCAACTCTTGTCGCTTCTCCGTATGAGCCACCCAAATCTCCTGATGTTGATACAGAAGGATTATAATAACCGTCTATAACGGCATATTTTTGATGAGAAGTACCACTTGTGCTACGACCAACAAACAGAACGCATTGTTCAGTTTCGTCATAAGACATTTGGCCTTCTTTATAAGTATAAGAGTGAGTACCATAAGTACCGCTAATACTAGGCCCACTTCCAGAAGCCGTAATTCCCCAAAAATAGTGTTGGCCTGTCCAATAATATGAGCTAATCATATACCAAGTAGTGTCGTTAGCATTGTAACCAAGACATTGAAAATAATCGCTACCTGTCATATCAGGTCTTGTTGTTGTTCCAATTAAAGCAACTGTAGTACCAGTAACGGTATATTCAGCAACGACACTTTGTATTTGACTTTGCATTATGAGACAAACAATTCCGTTATTTGCCGTAGGATGATGATTAATATCAACGCTCAAAGGCTCTGGTTGATAAGAGCTATACATTGTGACAGGCGTTCCGAATGAAATAGTTTGTCCACTGACTGATCCGGCAACGACTGTTAAATAATTGCTATTTGTGTTGTCCTCAAAACAAACGACTAAAACATCATTAGAATGATCCCAATCAGCCCAAACCTCATTATCACTATTGGTGATAGGTGTTGATGAAACATAATTCCCATAATCCGTAATGTCTCCGTTGTTTTCTGAAACAGAAGTAACCGTTCCATTACTGTTTAGGACAACTGCTTGACCGTTACTTAAATTGCCAGACGCGACAAATTCAGCCTGATTAACTGCTCCACCGCCAGATGGAAAAAGCTCAGATAGATTCGTCATACACTCCAACCTATAGTCGCATCAACGTAGGTCATCACAATTTCCGCAAAATTTTTATCGAATGTTAAGTCTGTAGCGGAACTAGCTATATTGCTTCCGTTTCTTGCCACTGTAAAAGTTGTTGTCGCTGCACTACCAGTGCCATCTTTTACTGTAACTGTGTCACCCGCTGAAGGACTTGACGGTAAGGTTATAGTAATACTTCCGGCTGTTGCGATAACGTAGTCACGATTTACAGCCGTATAATCAACACCTTTCATAAGAGGAGTTATAGCTCCACTACCTCCATTTGCAAAAGGTAACGAACCTGTGACACCTGTAGATAGAGGCAATCCAGTAGCGTTTGTTAATGTTGCTGCGCTTGGTGTTCCTATATCTGGTGTAGTTAAAGTTGGACTTGTTCCAAACACTAAAGCGCCTGTGCCTGTCTCATCTGTAACAGCACTAATCAAATTAGCTGAGGAAGGTGTAGCAAGAAAAGCATCTAAATTAGCATTTAAATCACTTATCTGGCTTATTGTCACAGACGTTGCTGTTGGTGCTACTGCGCTCCATGCAGAGCCGCTATAGACCTTCATAGCATTTGAAGTCGTATTAAAATAGAGATTTCCCGCAACTTGAGCGTCACCGTCTGGGTCTGTCGCAGGGTCGCTCGACTGTGCGCCTTGATATTGGTCTGTAAAACTATCGAGCGAATTTGCAGCAGATGTCGCGCTTGCCGCCGATGCGGTCGCTGAATTTGCGCTATTTGTTTCGCTAGTCGCGCTATTTGTGGCACTTGTCGCCGCTGCATTTTGGCTAACTAAGGCCGCTGCCGCAGAAGTCGCCGCAGATGTGGCACTTCCAAGAATTCCATCAACATAAGTTTTTGTAGCGGCATCTTGAGCAGCAGTTGGATCACCCATTCCGGTAATCTTGTTTGTTGACATGGCGATAGCGCCAGTCATCGTGCCGCCACTCGTCGACAAACCACCACCAACTTGTGTATCTACATACGTTTTTGTTGCTGCATCTTGAGCAGAAGTCGGGTCGCCAAGACCTGTAATCTTAGACGTACCCATCGCAATAGCACCAGACATTGTTCCTCCCGCGAGGGGAAGTTTAGTCGCTATGCTATTGGTTACAGTCGTATGAAATGACGCATCATCGGCCATTGCCGCCGCAAGCTCATTGAGAGTATCGAGAGCCGCCGGAGCGCCATCAATTAAATTAGTAATTAGGTCATCAGCATATTGCTTAGTTACAGCATCAGTCGCCGCTGTGGGTGTGCCAATGTCGGTCAATCGGGCCGTGTTAAAATCTACAGTACCCGTCAGAGAGAGATTGTGAAGCGTAGTCGTTCCGCTTGACGCTGAGACATTTCCCGTGACATCACCGACAACTGGGCCAGTGTGTGTGCCGCCAGATGTGTTTCCCTGGAGGTTTCCCACAACATTTCCGGTTAATCCACCGACAAATCCAGTAGAAGCGGTGACAGTTGTCCCTGTAATAGCTGCCGCTGTTGTGTTACCGATTATGATGCCATCAATCGAGCCGCCCGTAAGAGCCGCATTAGCTGTA